CAAGGCGCGCCCGGCGTCATCATCATCGATACCCTCTCGCGCTGCATGGTAGGCGTCGACGAGAACAGCGCGAAAGATATGAGCCGTGTCGTCAAGCATTGCCAGGACCTTTCGCGCGCCACGAACTGCCTTGTCATCGCGGTCGCGCACGCGGGGAAGGATGAATCGAAGGGTGCGCGCGGCTCTTCGGCGCTCAAGGCGGCGGCGGACTTCGAGATCAGCGTGACGCGCTTTCTCGAGACGCCCCAGCGCTTCCTCAAAGTCACCAAGGCCAAAGACGACACCGACGGTACCGAGTTCGGCTTCACGCTCGAGAGCGTCGAGATCGGGCGCGACACCGACGGTGATCCAGTGCGCTCGGCGGTTGCGGTGCCGCATCAAGGCGCAGCCGCGACGAGTGTCAATCGGCCCAAGAGCGCGATCGGCGCGGCCGTGCTCGACGCCTATTTTGAGCTCTCGGAGATCACCGGCGAGGACTGGGTAGACGTTGAACGTGTAATTGATCGCGTGTTGGAGGTGCATCCGAACGACTCGAAGAACGCAAGGGTGAACGTTAGACGGTGGATTTCAGGGTCGAACAAACTAGCAGGTTTTGACGTATTCGCAGGAAACGTCAAGTACTCAAGTACTCAGGACTACTCAGAGTAGTTGCTAGGAACTGAGTAAAGAGGTCGGTTCAGTACTCAAACTACTCACACCCCTTTAGGGGTGAGTAGTTGAGTACAACCGAACTAATGCGAGAGCAGGTAGAACGCGCAAAAGATTGCAAGTTAGAGGAACGTGAAATGAATTGCAGATTGGGCGTACAGGAAGTTTTTTGCAGATTCAGTTAGGAGTCCTAAATGGGCGCGCATCCGATGCTTGACCCGGATTCGACAGTGCGATTGGTGTACGAGGCATTGTCGGTCGGGAAGGTCATGACCCAGGCCGAGCTATGCCAGCGCGTGGTGAGGACAAAGGGTGCGGTATGCAAGGCGTTGAAACGGTTGAGCGATGAGGGGTATGCCCGCCGAACGCAGAGCGCCCCGCCGCGCCGAAGGGTAGGCCGACCGTCGTTGGGCTTCGTGCGAACCGAGAAGGATTGGCGCAGTGGGGAAGTGCGGGTGAGTGCGCCGGCGGCGCTCGAGCTTACGCAGATCGTGAACGCGATTGTGCGCGATGGGGCGAGGAGAAAGCGGAAATGAAAGCGGATTCGATGATCTGTCCGGGGTGTGGGCGGGAATGGGAATTGACGACGCTCGAAGCGATCAGGGAAGCGGGAAATGGCGTTTGGAGGTGCGAATTGTGCCGAGAAACCGTGCGCGGGCGCAAAGGCTCGTATTATGTCAAATTGCATAGCCCAAATTGGATTGAGCCACCCGAGAGGTCTGGTGCGAGCCGTGAAAACACGCTCGACGCCCCGTCGCCCGGTCCTGCTGCGAAAGCACAATGAAAGCGAAGGCATCCGCAAGCGGGCAATATTTGGCCAATGCCCCGCGCAAAGCCTTGTCCTGCAAGGCGGTACACCGGATTTCGAATCGGATTCACGAGAGAACGGCGGCGATTCGTTGCGTGAAGCCAACGCTGCCTTTCGTGGAACTTTCAACTCGGGGCCCCACCGCCCCTCCCCGACGGGGGTGCGATTGAGCGGCAGGCCCAATTCGAAATCCGCGAATCGCAAAAACGTTCATTAACCAACTAATTGAGAAAAATAACCAACATCCCGACACCATGAGCCTCTCGAACGCCGCATTGCTGAAGTCGATCTCCGAAGACCGCGCCCTCGCAAGCGCGATGCTCTTCGCACATCGTCATCCGCAAGAGTCCCCGCCGTGCCACGTCGAGATCATCGACCTATGGCGCAGCCAGGACGAGTTCGTCGAAATCGAGATGTTTCGCGAAGGTGGCAAATCGACCCTGTCCGAGGAGTTCCTTCTGCTCGAAGCCGCATTCGGCAACTTCGGCTACTGCATCATCATCGGCGAGACCTACACGAAAGCGTGCCAACGCCTCGAGGCGATCAAGTTCGAAGCCGCGCGCAACATGAAGCTGCAGGCGCTTTTCGGGCGCCTGAAAGCAGGCGGCCGAGTGTGGAACGAAAACCAGATCGAACTCGCAAACGGCGTCATGCTCGAGGCGCACGGCTGGGAGGAGGAACTGCGCGGCTTCAAGTGGCACGACCTGCGCCCGGATCGCGCGTATCTCGACGACATCGAGAACAAGGAGCGCGTGAAGGACAAGGCGGCCGTGGACGCATCGATGCGTAAGCTCTATCTCGAGCTCATGCCGGCGATGGACAAGGTGAAGGGTAAGATCCGTGTGACGGGCACGCCGCTCGCCGAGGATTGCATGATCACGCGGCTGCGCGCGAACCCGGACTGGACCTGCCGACGCTACCCGATTTGCGATGGCGATATCGACGACCCGGCAACGCAGGCGACGTGGCCTGAGCGCTACCCGATGGAGTGGATCCGCAAGAAGCGCGACGAGGCCGAGCGCGCGGGCCAGCTTCGAGGGTTTCTGCAGGAGTACATGCTCGAGGCGATCGGCGCGCAGGACAAGCCCTTCGAGGAAGACCAGATCCGCGAGATCGCGCTCGACCCGGCGCCGTGGCTGCCGAAGGTGCTCATCGTCGACCCGGCGCGCACGACCGACCCGAAAAAGAGCGATCGCTCGGGGCGCGTCGTGGTCTCCCGGCTCGGCACGACGGTCTACGTGCATCAGAGCTCGGGCGAATACTGGAAGCCTGACCAGATCATCGACGATGCGTTTCGAACGTCGGCGCGCTACGGCAACGCGGCCGTGGCGATCGAAAAGAACTCGCTCGACGAGTGGCTCATGCAGCCGCTGCGCGCGGAGATGCTTCGCCGCGGCGTGACGCTGGCGCTCAAAGCCCTGCAGGCGCCGCAGGACCGCGACAAAGAGCAGTTCATCATGGGCGTGCAACCGTTCTTTCAGGCCGGCGACATCGTGCTCGTCGGCGGTCGCGGCGCGCATCCCCAGCTCGTGGCCGAGATCCTCAATTTCCCGAGCGGCAAGCGCGACATCCTGAACGCGCTCGCCTATTTCCAACGCGTCTTTTCGGGGGATCCCGTGTATCCCGAGTTCGGCCAATGGAACCTGATCGACGGCTACGAGCCGTCGCAACAGCACGCGATGGCGCTTGCGTTCAACGTCTTCGGCTCGGACCTGACCGCGGCGCTCGTGTGCATCGAGGGCGAGCGGCTCGTCGTGGTGGCCGACTGGATCTCGCCGGTGCCGCCCGCGCAGGCGGTACCCGACATTGCGCAGCTCGTGCGCGCATCTTTCCCGCGTGCGCGTGTGACGGCGTGGCTACCGGCCGATGTGCTAGACCAAGCGAACCGCATGCCGATCGTCACCGCCTTGCGCACGGCGAAGATGCACCCGATGCGCGGCGCGTACGTGAATGGCGCTCGAGGATCGCTCTTGCCGATCATCCGTACGGAGTCGCGCGGCCGGCGCCTTTTCCTGGTCGATTCGATGGCCGAGCACACGCGCAACGCGCTCGCCGGCGGCTACAACTTCCCGATCACGAAGAATGGAAACAAAGATAGCCTCCCGGAGAAAGGTGCGCACCGCACGCTGATCGAAGGTCTCGAGTCAGCGGTTCACGTGATCTGCTCGCAGGCGGCCAACGAGCTGCCGGACGGCATGTACACGGGCGTCAATCCGCAAGGCGCGGCGTACCTCACGACCTTACCTCGTCGGAGATGAACATGGCCGTTTCCCGTAGCAAGTACCCGCCGAAAGCGCCGTCGCAAAACCCCACCGCCTTTTACCAGGGTAAGGTGCAAGGCGGCACGCACGGCAAGCCGGAGCGTGTTCCGGAGCGCCTGAAGGGCGGCCCGATGCGCGAGAAGATGGGCAAGAAGGGGCTCTGAGCCGTGAAAAAGCGCTACGGAAAGGGCGATGCTGGGCGCGGCCAGACACGCTCGGAAAGCAAGGACATCCGCGGCTTTTTCGGCACGTCGCCGTACAAGCCGGAGCCAGATGATCGACCCGCGCGCACGCCGCGCGACAAGAACACCGGCAGCCGGCTGGCGAAGAAGCTCGCCGGCAAGGTCATCGGGTAATGGCCGCCCGGAAAAAGAAGAAAGACGACAAGCCCGCGGTCGAAACACTGGACGCGCGGGCGATTGACGCTGATCGCACAGGCGAGGAGATCGAGAACTGGGCTGATCAGCCCGATTCCAAGGCTTACACCGAGGCGGCTAAGCTCTACGAGAAGATCGCGAAGTGCTTCGAAAACAAGCAGGAACAGATCGACCGCTGCGAGGAGTACTGGTCGATCTTCAACGCGCAGCCCGACGAGAATCAGCAGTACTCGGGCAACAGTCAGTGCTACGTACCGGCGGTGCGCAATGCGATTAAGGCGCGCGTGAAGCGCACCCTCGCGCAGCTCTTCCCCGCGAACCATAAGCACGTCGACGCGACGGGACCGGACGGCAACAAACCGTTCGCGCTCATCAGCCTGCAAGAGCATTACATCCGGCAGGTAGGTCTCAAAGACATCGTGCGCGCCGACTTGATCGCGGGCGACGTCACCGGGCAGTGGAACCTCTATGTCGATTGGACGAAGAGTTACCGCAAGGTGACGGAGCTTGTGAAGAAGCCGCCGATCCTCGAGGACTCGGAGCTCGGCGACCAGGTCGTCGCGGAAGACGTGACAGCCGACGAGGAGGACTGGGACTGGGAGAAGAAAACCGAGGAGGTCATCGAGGAAGGGCCGGACATCGTACCGTTCGCGACCGAAGATCTCGCGGTCTACCCACCCACGTGCAACGACATCCAGAAGTCGGAGGCGACAGCGATCAAGCTGCGCCTCTCGAAAGAGGCGATCGAGCGCTTCGTCGAAGAGGGCGTCTTCGTCGGGCACACGGCCAAGGACATCATCGAGCGCATGGCCCAGCCGAGCAAGGGTCGCGAGAAGTACACGGCGCCGAAAAAGCGCACCGGCGACGCTGGCATCCGCACGGAAGGCACCTACAAATACGCGCT